CTCAAGAAAGATTACAAAGACTTCAAGACTGATAAGGGTATGAAGACTCGCACCTCTTCGTACACCCAAAAGTTTAGAAAGAAGTATGGGTCGGAAGTGAAATCGCTTCCAGAGATAGCCAAGGCTACAAAGATTCCATTGAAGACTCTTCAAACAATTTACAATAGAGGCCTCGCCGCATGGAGAACTGGGCATCGTCCAGGAGCTTCTCCACAAGCGTGGGGGTACGCGAGGGTTCATAGTTTTGTAATGAAAGGAAAGACGTACTACACGGCGGATGCGGATCTGAAATCCAAGATGTAAAAGTCTGGTTCACGTTCTATCTCACACCATTCTCTTCTTATCAAGTTTTCGAACTTATGGCGTATGTACAGTTTTGAATGATTAAATTTTGTGTGGTCTATATAAACTTTAAGCGTTCCCTTGACATCTAAAATAGATTTTATAGATCTTATTGTGGGATAACATTCTTCATATTCTTTTGAGTTTATGATCCTCTGTTTAACTGAATTAACTCTACGGTCATTTTTATCATTGTATCTCGTTGCTTTGAATTTCGCCATGCGTACTTTACAAGAAGGACAGCATTTTTCGGTTCTCATACAATAAACACAATCCTCTGATTCAGATGTATCAAAGTTTCTAATAACTTGTAGTTTTGCACGATTTTCTTTGAGTGTTCCTTTAAGATCTTCACATCCCGCATCACACAATTCTTGAAGAACATCTTCAATCTTCATGAGATTTGTATCCATACGATATTTTCGTTCTTTTTTTAGTCTTGTACCATTTTCAGTCTCTTTTAAAAACTTCTTCGCATCGATTTCGAACCAGGGTTCGGGTGTCTCGCGTATAGTTTTATGAGTGTCACAAATTTCAAAAATATATTTGACCTTTCCATTGTTTACAAGAGCCACATCAACAATACACTTATCACTCACACGATACTCAATTACAACTTCGTCATCTTCTTCATATTCAATCCTTTCATCAAAATTAGTGTCTTTACAACCGGGGCATGACCTCACAACTTTTTTGATTTTTCTTTGTTTCAATAAGAATGCAATGATATGTTTCACCATTTTATGAATGTCACCTTCACCCGGGTGTTCATAAAATTTACAATCTCTTTCACCGGGTTTATGAGAGAAGTGGTGAGCTTTGATATCACCTTTTTTTACAACGACACATTCTCCACACCCCGGACAAGAAAGACCACTTGTATTCTTTTCTACTTCATATGGTAATACATATTCACCTTCAAGTAGAGCACCAAGTGGAAATTTGGTCATTTAAAGTTTAATAGTTATTTATCTTTATATGACCAATCGTATCTCTTGGAATGAATCAAATAACTAAATACTTACGAACTAGCATTCCTCACCGTCTCATGCCAATTATAGTACTCACTGAGTTCATTTACTAAGTCGGAGAACTTGGAATTATTTTTAAATGCACTTATCTCTCCCATGGTCTGCTTTCTCCTGTAATTCACATAACCGTCTCTGACTACTTGTCTTAATACACGTATAATGATACCATACCCGCGAGTCGCGGGTTTCATCAATCCGTTCGATCCCACATATTTTTCAAATTGTGACAAATATTTAACCACCGACGATGGTAATTTATAGAGGGGGACCGTCCCGGACGCTTTATTTCTTGTAATGAAAGGGTCATATAATTTAGAAACAATCGTGGGTGCGTCTTTCATAAATTTCATGTGATGAGGTTTGAACTTTCCATCTACATATGCCTTATAGTACGCGCCATTCCGTTTGTGTCCAGAAATGAACATTTCCCTACCGCAAGCTTGATATATCGTATTAAGTTCTTCTAATTGTTTCCTGGACGTTATACCACCTAATCTTATAAGATTCTTTATCGGATCCGTCACGTCTGACCGCGCCCACGGGTCGTTGTGCTCGCGGTTCTTAATTTTTATTATTTTATTGACTTCGGCGATGAGATCCTTACTATTCATGATTTGCTTTATTCTCTTTTTTGTCGCGTTTGTGGGTGGATACGCTTTGATGTCATTCTTACTAAACTTTTTTCGTGTCAATGGAGATGTGAAGAATGGATCGTTGGCTTCGCGGACGCGATTATAGCGATTTTCATACGATTCAACCAATCCATTAAGAAATCTGCGATCCCACACCTGTTTAATCTTACCATCACCTGTCATATCCGTTAAGAGGAAGACCCGCTTATCTTTGGGAATGTTACTCTTCTTAGCTTCTGTCATACTATTATTGAACCACGAAGCCACGTTTTTGTTTTCGTTATTGGGTTTATTGTTTTTGGTGTTTTTGTTTTTGTTTTTATTCTCAATATTCTTCAACATCTTTTCATACTTCGAAACATTCACTTTCTTTGGAGCTTTGGGTGGAGATTTGGGTCCTTCATTGTTACCACCAAATAATTGGCGGGCCACACCGGCCGCGTGGCGGCGGAGCTCGTCGGCATTATGGATCCTCTGTCTGACCCGAGGTCTAACATTTCCAACGTTGTTGTTATTAGAATTATTGTATCTACCATTCCTGTTAAGACCGGGTCCATTTCGTCTGAACACCCTAACGCGTGGAGATGACGGACTATTAATTCTGACCGAATCGTCTTCTGATGGATCGCGCATGGTTAATATACCCTGACATTTTATTGGTTTCCTTGGTGGTTCTAATCACACCTCAATTGTGAGAGACGGACACGAACAAGCAACGATTCATGCAGAAATCAGTGCCATCACCGACGCAGCAAAAAGGGGTGTCTCCATTGATGGTACGAGATACCTTTGCTGAAATTCTTAACCTAAGTCACACTATCAAATGACATCTACAAAAGTCAATCAGCCATGAACTCTCAATCTATTGCCACCTACATTGCCAACCTCGAAAAGGAGAACGCCGACCTCAAGGAGCGTCTCCGCAAATCCGAGGAAGAAAAGACCATACTTGAATATGAAAATATGCTCCACTATATTGAAACGTCTGATGACGACGAAGACTTCTTTGTTTCTTACAACCGAGAACTCACGGACGCACTTGACAAACTTGCCTGTGAAGAAGAAAATGAATTCAAGCAAGCTGTCTATGAAAAAGCTGCCAACACCATCTACCGCCTTGACTTCAAGGTACAATATGGCGAACAACTTGCACACCTAGTGGGTATTGGCAAGGGTATCATCAGAAAAGTCAATGAATTTTTGGAAACCGGGGAAATCAAGAAGAATCAAACTTTTGATACCAATGAAAATATTGCCGAACAATTGGAAACGCTTGCTGATTTAGAAGAATATTACCACAAGTCTTCTGCTTATCAGAACGCAGCCGATGCAATTCGAAAACTCAAATTCGAGGTAACGAATGGTACCGATCTTTGGAAGGGACACAACAAAGTCGTAGGTATTGGACGAGGTATCGCTAACAAGATTGACGAGTATATCGTGACTGGAAGAATTTCTAAGCGTACATTACAATAGATGATAGGATTAGTGTTCCTTCTTTCACTGTTTGTAAACATGTTGGTAGGACACTACATCTCCGCACAAAAAGGAGGTGATAAAATTTTTGATGTGGGATTTGACATGTTACCAAACTGGGAACATCGTGAACATCTCGCGGACTATTTACTTGTCGTACCGGGATTATTCTTGTTGTTTTCATGGAATACATGGACGACCACCAAACAAAATAAATACCTCTTAATCCTCTCCTTCATGTATTTTGCAAGAGCTCTGTGTAATGCAGTGACCGTTCTGCCATACACAAAGCGTGAACCTTGTAAAATTAAACCAGGTCTTAATTATTGTAATGATTATACTTTCTCTGGACATACAACTATGAATGTCGTGACATCAAGCTTTGTCGGTGCACCCCTTTGGCCAGCATGGCCCTTATTTTCTTCATTGGTCTCCATCCTCACGAGAGATCATTACACCATCGACATTGTCCTTGCTTGGATCTTGTTCTTCGCTATCAGCTGCAACATCTAAAAGCATTTTGCGAACCTCTTCGTATACAACTGTGAGGAGGGCAACTTTGTAGGCAAGAAACCCCATGAGTGTAGCACCGTAGTCAAAATCAAAACCAAATGGTGCATTATTCCACATCGTTTCAAATATAGCGGTACCTACCGGAACCAACAACTGTTTTTGAAATGGTGAAGATTTTTCGATGTTATCAACACGTTGTGCTAAGAGACCGATGTATGTCAAAGACGACAAAACACCTAATGTAGCGGATACGCCTTCCGCTGCACCTTGAGTGATGAAATATGTCGATGCAAGTGTCGTACCATAGCCGAGAGTGGTTCTGTTAATTTTCGATTTAAGTTTCTCATATTCTGTTTTTTGAGCTCGGGCGTTGACAACATGGTTGTGTATTGACCATACGACGCTCATTTTTATTAAGAACCTTTAATTCTTTAAAACAGATAAAGCTTTGGGCGTTAAATAAAACATAATGACCCTCGGTGTGAAAAGACTTGTCAAAGATGCTATTCTTCCAACTCGTGGTTCTGGTGGTGCTGTTGGATACGATTTATATAGTATCGAAGAATGTACTGTCCCTCCTACGCACCGTGCTCTCGTCGGAACGGGGATCGCAACTCTCTTACCAGTAGGTGTATATGGACGAGTCGCTCCGAGGTCTGGTCTCGCCGTAAAGCATGGTATTCAAGTTGGTGCCGGTGTCGTGGATCCAGACTACACGGGTGAAATCAGGGTTGTGATTTTTAACCACGGTGACAAAGATTTTGAAATTAAGAAGGGTGATCGTATCGCTCAACTTATTTTGGAACGATGTGAAACACCGAGGGTTGAAGAAATTGGAACAGTTCAAGAAACTGAAAGAGGTTCAGGTGGATTTGGATCGACCGGAAATTAATATCGTATAAGAGCAGATGAGGAAGGATTTTCCATGGATAAAAATTGAGAAAGATTTTTTAACCGGGGAAGAGTGTCGTTCACTCACGGAGTACATAACAAATCATGAACTCGTTGATCAATCAGATTTAAGTGATTCATTTTCTTCGAGTTATGGATTTACAATCAAATTCAATATGTATTCAAAGTATGATTTCATTCGTTCAAAATATAACTTGAAAAAATTGTATGATATTTTTGAACGAATCAAGGAACCTGGTACAAACGCATACATATGTAATCCACTCATACTAGAAAAATCGACAACAATTGGATATCATTACGATGATACGTTAGGGATTGGAAATCCTGTATGTGTGACCGTGATTTATCTAGACTTACCGAGTGATATGACTGGTGGCGAATTTTGTATGCGTGATCATTCTCACACATCTGTTGAACCTCCCGAAATAGGTAAAAAGTTAACATTTCGTGGTGATATGTGTCACATGGTTCGACCCTACGAAACAAATGAAAACAAACGCCGTGTGAGTCTTGTATTTGAACAGTATAAATTACCGGAGATTGATTTGTGCAAAGCTTCGACAACCTTGAGAACAAAAACCATGGGTAAATTTTTACCATAAGTTATTTGAGGCTCGTAAAAACACATAAATCATGGATCGTCACCACCTGCTCACCCTGTTGGACCAGCTTCAAGAAAAGTATGAAATCCAAGATGGAGAGTATAAAGAATTTGCAGAAGCCATCAGAGGAAAAAGAAATTACTCGAAATCAATGAGGGAGATCTGATAAAAGTTGAATATGATCAGATAGAAACCGAAGTAGATTTTATCCAAAAATGCATATAATAGAAAAGTGTTCTCATATATGGAAAGTTATACCATCTAGGAGACATGATTTCTTACAAATACCTGAATCAATCTAACATGTACTTGAGCGTGATAAACAAAATTGTGAAAGATGGTTCAGAGGGTAATTTCACAATGATGTCATTCGACACAAACACTCCCAGAAAGTATTGCATTAAGGTTTCATCTGTCACAAAACCACAAAGATTCACACCTAAGTCATCTCTAGTACTTTTAATAAATCAAGTACAAATATGGATCGTCATCACCTACTGTCCCTGTTGGATAAGATACAAGAGAAGTATGAAATCCAAGATGGAGAGTACAAAGAGTTCGCGGAAGCCATTGGTGGGAAGAAGAAATTGTTAGAATTTAAGGAAGGAGATCTGGTAAAGGTCAATTACAATCAAATTGAGACCGAAGTAGATTTTTGTGACGATGAATTTCACCCAAAGATGACCATAATAAAAACGTGTTCTTTGATATGGAAAGTGATACCCAATGAACATAGATTTCATGGTGGCAACACAATTTGTGGCAACACAATTTCAAATGTTTACCTAAACAAATGTGATATACATATTGACGCGATGAACAAAATTGTCAAAGACCACTCCGAGGGTAATTTCACAATGATGTCAGTAAATTCAAATACACAACGAAAATCTTGTATTCAAGTATCTGATATAGAAATTATTTAGAACTTTTTATTGTTATCGCAAAACCACATAGATTCTGACGTAGGCATAAATAGGATCCCCTTTCGCATAGTCATGAAAAGCTTTGCGTGTTCTACATTTGGGTATGACCACAACAACCACCGCTCCCAATAATCTGCACGGAAATAGTCCTCCCAGTCTTCTTGATCACTTTCATCAACCAAGAGCATCCCCCGTTGAATTTCTTGGTGGTCTGTTTCAATACGAAGTTTTCTGGACATCACTGCACCTCTCCGAATGAGATGTGCTCGCATGAGGCGGGAATTACCATGATCTGTGTAGTCTGGTGCACCCTTGACTCCAAAGTCAATCGCCCGCTTGTTTGGTAACATCACTCTGTACTTGTGTGTGACTGATGGACTGGGCTTGAAGACGACGTGCATATATTGTAACTTACTTTTTAGTTTTTAATACAACAAACTCAAGATTGTTCATCTTACAATTGATAAAGATTTAAATTGAATAGTACACATGAAGACATACACATCTTTAGATGGTATTCAAATTAAAGTTGGGGAAGATGCAAAAGAAAATGACAACTTAACTTTTTCGAGTTACCCCAGTGAATGGTGGTTACATGTTGACGGTGGTCCCGGTTCACATGTTATCATTTGTTCAGAAGAGGATACTCTACCACGTGAAACTAAAAGAGACGCTGCGATCTTAGCTATTCACCATGGAAAGTCTACAAGTGAAAAAACTATTAGAGTTAATCTCGTGAGAGTCGACCAAGTGATCAAGGATGAACGAATAAAAAATCACGGTCAGGTTTATTTGGATGGATCTGTTATGCAAATGACAATCTTTAAGAACAAAGAAAAAGACAGACTCGAACGTCTATTAAAAACAAGACGCAATGATTAAACAAAAGACGATGTCGTGTAACCGAGAACTTGTTAAGATTTTTGATGAACTATATTCTCTCTATATGAATCTCGGGGAGGAATTCAGAGCTGTTGCATTCTTTGATATTGCTCGCCTCATTGAGACTCAATATTCTAATACTCCTATCACACGTGGTTCTGAACTTTTGAAGTGGCAAGGTGTTGGTCAGTCGACTGTTGACATTGTCAATGATTTCTTGTCTACTGGACGCTGTCACCGCATCGAGGAACTTCGAATTGCACTCGAAGCCATGGAAGAGGAGGAAGAGGAAGAAATGGACTTTGACGACCGTGTTGAGGAATTCTGGGATAACCACCTCACAAAGGTTGACAAGCTTGACAGCAAAACCCCACTTGAATGGGTCAGGGCTACTAATCTTCTCTATGACGAAGATGAACCGTATCCTAAATCTGCTCTCAAGAAGCTTGGGTGGTTCAAGTATGCGGAAAAACATTTCGACGAGGCTCGTTCGGTCATCAAGACTCTTGCCCCGGCAACCCTGCACTTCTTGGCTATCGAACTTGAAAATATGCAAGCGGGTGTTCCGGATGAACACATTGATATCACGTGTAACAATTGTTCGTTGGCCCTTGAAGAACGAGAAGATTGTGAGTGCGACGAAGTTCAAACTAAAGAGTACTACAAGACACTTGGTGTCAAGCTGAAATAATATACTGTCTCGCAGTAAACCTGGAAATGTAAAGATGGTTCGTGTGAATCATGGA